AAAAAAAGAAAACAATTGGCGATATTCTTAAAACCCTTAATAAAGAGCAGAGTGACGTTGTCGATTATTTGTTGTATAAAGCATTAACCATTCCGGAAGCGGACAGGAAGAAAATTGTTGCGAAGCCTGACTAAGAGGAGGCGTTGAAAGATGGCCTCTTTTTTGGAACATCACGGCGTTCCCGGACAGGAGTGGGGCGTAAGGAATGGACCGCCTTATCCGATTGATCGCGAGAAAAGTGTGAATATAAAAAAGGGAACAAAACTTCATTCAACGATGACATCAAAGAAGATCGAAATAAAACCGGATAAAAATCTGTACGTTTACGACAGCAACGAGGAACGAAGTAAAGATGTGTATATTGGGGTACTTGGACGCTACAAAAAAGACCAGAATATAGCAAAAAACGTATACGATCACACTTTTGTAGCGTCTGAGGATTTGCTTTTGCCATCGATGAAAGAGAAGATTAAAACATTTAAAGAATTATATAAAAATGATAACCTTTTCAGGACTGTAGTTGACGAAGAACGAACCCACTATGAAAACGAAGAATCATGGGCTATGAGAAAATGGGACGAAATTGATAAAGACGCGCAAAAACGACTCGACAGAGACTATCGGATCATGATGACTGGAAACATGACCGGGACTCTGGTCGGAAGGAAGTTTATTAATTCACTAAAAGACAAAGGTTATAATGCAATGATCGATGATAACGACGCATACATTTACAATAATAATCCCTTAATCGTCTTTTCTCAGAGTTCGCTTGAACATGTTGGGCAGGGAAGAAAGATATCAAATAAAGAAATCGAAAAACATGTTAGTCGGGTATAGCCAACGCCATTATGGAAGGTGAAGTATTATGAACGTAGAAGATTTTCTTGCTCATCATGGCATAAAGGGCCAGAGGAAAGGCGTAAAGCACGGTCCGCCTTATCCTTTGGATAAAGAAGATTCGGCCAAGATCAAGAAGGGTGAAAAAGTCAGTACGAAGAATGATGACGAGCCCAAGTACAATTCTGGAACGAAGAAGTACAAGATCGAAGATGCCCGGCATTTGACCGATGAAGAGCTGAAAAAACGTGTGAATCGTTTGACTCAGGAAAACAATTATCGGGAACAGCTGAAGAAAAGTCAGGAAGCCGCAATGACGAAACGCCAGAAGCTGGTGCAGAAAATCTTTGTAGACAGCGCCGCTCAGGCAGCATCCAACGTTATGGCAACAGTTTATACGAACGCTGCCAAAAACTTTATCGGAACAAAGTTTCCCGCACTGATTGGACAAACGCCGAAGGCCGATAATTCCAACAGTGAATCCAAAAAGAAAAACGAAGAATCGAAACAGAGAAATAAAGAGAACAAGAACGGCTGATCTTAAGTCAAAATGGAATCAGGGTTACACCCGCCCGGAGAGATGCCTGCATCATTCCGGGTTTCTTAATTTTTGGATAAACGGAGGTGATGGATTTGGGCGGAGAAAAGGTCGGATTCCGGGGACGAATGCGTGACGCCTGGGCTGGAATTCGGGGAAAAGGCCCAACAGCGCTGCAGCACAACTGGGACGCGTTCAACTCCCGGGATCAGATGACGATTGCCCGGGAGTATCTCGGCTCCGGAAGCTATTACCGACCGGATCGGGTTCGGCTTCGGTGCGGCACGGAACATTCCATCACCGCCTCTATCTATACCCGAATTGGGATCGATGTGGCCGCTGTCCGGATGCTTCATGCCCGACTGGATGACAATGACCGGTTTACAGAGACTGTGAACAGCGGACTCAACTACTGTCTGACGACAGAGGCCAATCTGGATCAGACGGGAAGGGCGCTGATTCAGGAACTGGCGACCACAATGTGCGACGAAGGCGTCGGCGCCCTGGTGCCGGTGGAAACAAATTTCAACCCCCGGCTGGAAGGCGGATACAACATCAAGGAATTGCGCGTCGGAAAGATCCGGGAATGGTTTCCGGAATACGTGCGCGTATGGGTTTACAACAAGAAAACCGGGGAACGGGAGGATCTGATACTTCCGAAGAAGATTGTGGCCATCGTTCCGAATCCACTCTATGACGTGATGAATGAGCCGAATTCAACATTGAAGCGGCTTATTTATAAACTGAACCTTCTCGACGCCGTTGATGAACAGGCGGGAAACGGCAAGCTGAATCTGGTTGTTCATCTGCCGTTTGCGGCAAAAACCGAATTGCAGCAGAAGATGGCGGAAGACCGGCGCAAGGCGCTGGAGCAACAGCTGGCCAACAGCAAGTACGGCGTTGGCTACATTGATGCTTCCGAGAGGGTAACCCAGCTGAACCGACCCGTTGAAAACAATCTCATGGACGAGATCGAGTACCTGACGAGCATGCTTTACAGCCAGTTGGGGATGACGAAGGAAGTCTTTGAGGGCGTTGCCGACGAGAAGACGATGCTGAACTACTACAGCCGTACGATTGAGCCGTTTGTGGCAGCGATCTGCGATGAAATGAACCGCAAGTTCCTGACGAAGACGGCCCGGTCTCAGAACCAGAAAATTGTGTTCTTCAGAGATCTGTTCAAATTGGCTCCGACGGAGACGGTAGTAAATTCCGGCCGTTCTCTGGTAGACGGGGAGATTGCCGCGCCAAATGAGGTTCGTCAAATGCTCGGCATGAAGCCCAGCGCCAATCCGGATGCCGATGAGCTCAGAAACCGGAACGTCAGCGCGACGCCGGTGGGCGGAACAAGCTCGGAAGAAGAGGAGACCGCCCCTGCGGAGCAGCAGTCCGGTTCATCCACGGAATCACAGCTTCGCTGGCAGAGATGAAGACATTCTGAGCTCGTACGAGAAACAGAGGAAAGGAAGACAGGGATGAGAAAATGAGCAAACCAAAAGTCTATGATTTCAGCGGATGGGCAACCAAGAACGACATTCGCTGCTCAGACGGGCGCATCATCCGGAGAGACGCCTTCAAGGATGATGACGGCCGAAAGGTTCCGCTTGTCTGGATGCACGACCATAAGGACCCCTCCAACGTGCTGGGGCACGCGTATCTTGAAAACAATGACGACGGTGTGTTAGCTTACGGCGTATTCAACGACACGTTTGCCGGAAAACAGGCGCGTGAACTGGTGAAACACGGAGACGTATGGAGCCTGAGCATCTGGGCGAACAATCTGACTCAAAATGGCGGCGATGTGATCCATGGCAGCATCAAGGAAGTCAGCGTTGTACTGGCTCCGGCGAATCCCGGAGCGGTAATCGTTGATTTCCCGATTCTGGCGCATGGGGAGGAAGCCACGGATCAGGCGGTGATCCAGATCGGAGAATGGCTGGAACTGGGCCCGAACCTCAGCCACGCTGAAGAAGAGGATCCGGATGCCGTCAAAGCAGAAGAACCGGAACTTGAGCACTCTTCCGAGGAAACCGTTCAGGACATTCTGGACACTATGAACGAGAAGCAGCGAAACGTATGCACTTATCTGGTGGATCTGGCCCGGAACGGCGACAGTCCGGACAGCACGATGGCACACGCGGATGATGACTCCGACGAGGATGACGACGGAGAAACCATTGGCGACATCATTGACACCATGAACGAGAAGCAGAAGAACGTATGTAAATTCCTGATCAACGAAGCCTTCAAGGACAAAGAGGAAGAAGAGGGCAACGAAGAATCCGAAAAGAAAGCCGCCGAGGAAGATAAGTCCGAGGGGCTCAAACATTCCGACGAGGAAAGAGAGGAAGAAAAAACGATGAACGTGTTTGAAACTTATGGGAAGAATGCCCCCAAGAACGAAAATATTCTGAGCCATGCGGACGGCATGAAGATCGTTGAGATGGCCAAGGCCAACGGCGGTACCAGTCTGCGGGCCGCGATTGAAATGTATGCCCGGGAAAACAACAAGGAGCTGCACCATGCGGACGGCGACAACGATCTGGGCTTCAAGAACATTGCCCAGCTGTTTCCGGATTATGAGCTCCGCAACGGCGGCGCCCCCGAGCAGCTCGGTCATGATACCGGCTGGGTCGCGCAGGTGATGCGCAAGATCTCCAAGAGCCCGAAGAGCCGTCTGCGGGTCCGCTTTGCGGATGTCCGTGACATTACCGGACGCCGGGCACAGGGCTACACCAAGGGCAACCAGAAGCAGTTCATGGGCAACATCGAGCTGCTGGGCCGGACAGTTGATCCCACCACGGTTTACAACCTGGACAAGCTGAACCGGGACGATATCCTGGACATCACCGACTTCAACCTGGTCGACTATATGTATCGTTCCCAGAGAGCCAACCTCGAAGAGGAACTGGCGCGGGCGATTCTGATCGGCGACGGCCGGAACGGCAGCCAGGATGACGACGGGCAGCAGATCGACAAGACCAAGATCATTCCGATCTGGGGCGACAACGATCTGTTCGCGATCCATAAGGTTGTCGACGTGCAGGGTATGCGTACCACCATGAACGGCACCGGCTCCTCTGTCAGCTTCGGTGACAACTATGTCTACTCCGAAGCGATCATTCAGAGCATGCTGTATGCCCGGGAAGAGTACAAGGGCAGCGGTGGGCTGGACTTCTTCTGCGCGCCCCATCTGGTCAATGTAATGCTGCTGGCCCGCGACATGAATGGCCGCCGGATCTATGACAATGTGAACGAGCTGAAGGCCGCGATGAACATCAACGATCTGATCACCGTGGAACAGTTCGCCAACAAGACCCGTACCGTGACCGTGGACGGTTCCACGCAGACCCGCCGCCTGCTGGGCATCATGGTTAACCTGAAGGACTATGTGGTCGGCTCCACCAACGGCGGTCAGATCACTCACTTTACCGACTTTGATATCCGGTTCAACCAGAACCTGAGCCTGCTGGAGACCCGCCTGTGCGGTATGCTGGAGCGGCCCTTCTCTGCAATCGTTCTGGAGGAAGTCGTAAACCCTTCATAAACTTCACTATCGATCCGGAAGATAGTGAAGTTAACGTGCTCGGAAAATACGTTAGCGATTTGCAGGACGATATTGAAATCACGAATACGGGATTCTCCGGAGAAAACAGCGTTGTGAACGGTACGCTGCATTATGTGACCGGTTATACAGACTTCTCCCCGGGTACGCCAGAACTCCAGGAAGGTAACTACCTGGTTCTTCGCGTAGATACCGAGGATGAAGCAGATGAGATCACGGTTGAACTGACAGGTGGAATCGTCGATCATCCAGTCACGCTGGACAGTGACCGCAACATTGTGCTGCGGATTACCAACCCGAAGACCCAACTGGTGAAGGTTGTTGTCAACCACATCAACGAGGATCTGTCGGTCAGCACTTCCAAGACGACGCTTAGCCTGAAGGGTCTTGTCTGCGAGGAAGAAGACTGAGGTGAATCAAAATGAAATTTTCCGGACTCGTGGGATATTGCTACAGCGTGGAAGGCACCGGAGACCGGGAAGGAATCTGGCAGGACGTCGTCCGGGAGAGAAGATATTTCGGCGACGTCCTCCAGTTTAATCCGAGATGGGACGCCGGAAAGGATATCAATGACGATCAGCGGCTGGTGAACAAGATCAGTATTGTGGCAGACGCCTTCTGTTGGGCGCATGTGAGCGATCTGAAATATGTACAGTGGCAGGGCGCGAAGTGGAAGGTAACGGCGGTTGAAGTGCTGAGGCCCCGTCTGATTCTGACACTGGGAGGTGTATGGCATGGACCGACGAAACGAACTCCATCAAATCCTGAAGAATCTGTATATTAATGGAACGCCACATGTATATTATCAGCCGCCGAAAGAACAGGAGATCACTTATCCCTGCATCATCTACAAGCTGGACGATATGCCGGCTATCCACGCAAACAACAGCCCTTACGCGGTCGGGCATCGCTATCAGGTGACGGTCATTGATCAGAACCCGGAGAGCCCGCTGCGTGAACGGGTGGCCAAACTACCAACGGCAAGAATGCGGACTGCTCCTTATGCGAAGGACAATCTGCATCACTTTATTTTCACTCTCTACTATTGATTGAAATGGAGGAAAAAGATTATGGCGACTGTACCTTATCTGCATTGGGACGCCACCGGTGAGAAGAAATATGAAGCTGGTGTAAAATATGGTGTTCTGTACAAGAAAGACAATACCACCAATAAATGGCTCGGTGTTCCGTGGAACGGACTGACCAGTGTTACCGAGAGCCCGGACGGCGCGGAGAAGACCGACCTGTATGCCGATAACATCAAGTACGCTTCCATGCGTTCCGCGGAAACCTTCGGCGGCACCATCGAAGCCTATACCTATCCACCGGAATTCGCCAGCTGCAACGGTGAAGCGAGCCTGGGCACCGGTATTGTGATCGGCCAGCAGGACCGCGAGGCCTTCGGTTTCTGCTACCGGACTGAGCAGGGGAACGATGAGAACCCCAATCTCGGCTACAAGCTGCACCTGGTGTACAACTGCACCTGCTCTCCTTCCGAGCGTGCGTATGAAACCATCAACGACAGCCCGGATGCAATTACGCTGAGCTGGGAGTTCGACTCCAACGGCATCAACGTGACCGGCCACAAGCAGACCTACGTGCTGACCATTGACTCCACCGCGTTCACTACCGACCCGCTGAAGGCCAAGCTGGCTCTGATTGAAGATGCGCTGTACGGCACGAAAGACGGCAGCACCGGCGAGAAGATCACCGATGCCTATCTGCCTTCTCCGGATGAGATCGCGGCTATTATGAACGCGACCTGAGACTTCCTTCCTGACGGGGCTCCGGTTTAAACGGCCGGGGCCCCTTTTTCGACCCCCCCATTATATTTCTGAAAAAAGAAAAGGAGCATAAGGAGCAATGATTAAGAAGACTATTACGTATGACACTTTCGACGGCGCTAAGAAGACCGGTGATTTCTTTTTCCATATGAACCAGGTG